TCTGCTGGTGACCTTACCTTTGTACCAACCACAAAAGATAGAGTTGTTATAAGTAGTGTTGAATTTAAAATTATAAGTATTTCTGTTAATGAGCAAAATAATACACCTATTAGTTTTGAATTGGTCTTAAGGTAACTATGGTAAGACAAATAAAGTTAGAACAGATAGATGATCTTATGGCAGAAGCAGTACAAGAGCTAGTACAAAAAACAACATTACAGTGGACTACATTGGCAAAAAAAGCTACACCTGTTGGTGAAACTGGTAATTTAAGAAATGATTGGAAAACTGATATAGGAAAATTTAAAGGCACCATTATTAACAGAATGGAATATGCAGAACCAGTAATTTATGGAACAGCGTTACCACCTAGTTGGAAGGGGAGATATAGAACAAGACAACAGACCATAAAAGGTTTTCCAGAATTACAAGCCAAGCAACTTACAGTAGGTTATATTCCAAAAGAATTAAAAAGAATCATTAGGAGTAAATAATGGCCTCAACCGATCTAAATACAGTACGATCTACTATTGAAGGAAGATTGGCAACAGAGTTAGCAAGCAGCCCTGCCATTCCTGTTGTATTTAATAATATGTCTTTTGATTCGACAACAGAAGATACTTTTGTTCAATGTATTACGAGCTTCGGTTCTGGCAGTTATCTAACAATGGGTGGTTCTGCAAACTCTACTAATAGTGTTGTTGGTTTAGTTCTTTTAAATATTTTTACAGAAGAAGGTATTGGTGCTGGTTCAAATTATGTTATTGGCAAAAGACTGCGTGACCTTTACAATAATATTACAGTTTCAAATGTTATCTTTGATGCGCCTGTAGGACCTGAAATATTAACATTAAGTCCTGAAGGTAAATTTCAAACACAAATAAGAATAACTTTTGAAATATATGAGGATCTTTAATTATGGCAAAACTTGAAATCACAGAAGAAATGCTTGATGCTATTGAAGCTGTCAAAGGCAGGAGAAATGCAAATTATTGGGATCCAGAATGTAGAAAATATTATGAGGCACAACAAAATTCAAAAAAAGATGTGAAAAAGTCAGAAAAAGGTTAAACTATTTGTAAATACTTTTTTTATTTGTCATGGCAACAGCAGTTAAAGGTGATGTAGGCAAGGTTATGTTCCATAATGCAGCTGGAACAGAAGCTGACGTTGCATCTACAAGGTCTTGGTCTTTATCTATTACAAAAGACACAATGGAAACTACCAATCAAGGTGATACATCAAAAACTTTTGTTGGTGGTCTTATATCTGGAGAAGGTTCTTGTGAACTTTTATATGATACTGCTGGCAACTCTGATTATCAGTCTTTCATTGATGATGTCTTAGTAACTGGCGATGCTGCAGATGCTTTATTTGAGTTATTTCCAGATGCAGATACTTCAGCAAAAAAAATTAGCTTTTCTGGAATTATTACTGGTACAGAATATGGTGCAACTTTAGGTGAGATTCAAGTTATAACAGTTAACTTTATTACATCAGGTGCCATAACTTCAGCAATATAGTATCTTAGAGTAAGGTATTACATTTTACATGGCAACAAAAAGAACCATAGACATCATCACTGAAGGTTTTAGTGATGTAATGTCTGCAAGACGCAAATATGAATTAGAGTTACCTTCTGGTCAAAAAATTGATGTTTACTTTCCACCATTAACAAGATATGACAGACAGAAAGCACAAACTGCTGTTGGTACTGATGATGCACTAATGGTATCTACACAATTGCTTTGCCAGATTGCACAAAAAGAAGATGGGTCAAAAATGTTTGCATTAGCAGATGCCATTGATCTACAAAGATTGTTACCAGAAAAAGTTTTAAATGAAATTGAATTATTTTTATTTGAAGTTAAATTAGATTTAGATACAGCAAAAAACGATTAAAGAGAAATAACTGGTTAAACTTTGAGTTGTTTCTCTGTACCGAATTAGGTAAAACATTAAAACAATTAAGAAAAGATATTACTGAAGAAGAATTAATATATTGGGCAGCTTATTACGAAAATAAACATGAAAACGAAAAAAGAATGCGTCAAAGAGCAAAAAACAGGTAATATATAAGAAATAGATTTTTTATAATAATTAAGTGGCTCAAAGTATAGTCCAATTAAGAGTTGACACGAGTCAGGCAACTAGGGCTTTACAGAATGTTCATAATCAAACTGGAAGATTAAAAAATGCTTTCGGTGGTTTAAAAACAGCTTTATTAGGGATTGGAATAACAGCATTAGCCAAAAACACAATAATGGCTTCTGCTAACTTTGGTAAGTTGCAACAGAGATTAAAGTTATTGACATCTGGAACAGGTACTTATAATCAAAGTTTAGATTTAGCAAGAGAAGCTCAAAGGAAATTTGGACTTAGCATAACTGATTCAATGGATGCAGTTACAAATTTAACTGCAAGATTGGCTCCAATGGGTCTTGGTTTTCAAGATATAAGAGACGTAATGCTTGGTTTTAATACTGCAGCAATATTAGCTGGTGCATCTTCTGATGAACAAAGAAATGCAATGATTCAGTTATCACAGGCACTTGGTTCAGGAACTTTGCGAGGTGATGAATTTAATAGTATCGCAGAACAAATGCCAACAATTTTAAAACCTGTTGCAGATATTTTAGGCGTTAATGTTGGTCAACTTAGAGCAATGGCAGCAGAGGGAGAAATAACAGCACCCATAGTTGTAGAGGCTTTAAAAAATATTTCAAATGAAAGTGGAAACATGTTAAAAGAACTGATGGCAAATGACCCGACAATGGTTTTTAAAATATTAGGAAATGAATTAGAAGCATTATCAATAGCAGTAGGTGATTTGTTAGGTCCAGCAGTATTAGATGCAACAAGACTATTAACACAATTAGTTCAATCAGTAACTGATTTTGCACGTTCTGAAGCTGGACAAGTTACAGCAATATTTCTTGGCATTGGTGCTGCTATAAAAGGAATTGCTGTTGTTGTTCCACTTGCTGTTACTGCAGTTGCTCAATTTGTTGCACAAGCACAAGCAGCAGCAATATCATCTGCTTTGGCAGCAACTGGATTAAAAGGAATGGCAGCAGCAAGTTTCTTAGCTGCTGGTGGAATAACAAAAGCTACTATTGCAACACACGCATTTAAAATAGCTTTAGCAAAAACTGGTATTGGTTTATTAATAATTGGGTTAGGCTTTTTAGCAACAGCTTTTATGCAGGCACATAATGCTGGAAAAGAATTTGAAACATTATTAAAGGAAGGCAGTGCAGCAGATATTACTGCACAGCTTGAAGCAACTGAAAAGAAAATCAAAAGTGTGGAAATAAGTTTAGAAAATTTAAGAGGAAAAGGCAATACACAAAACAAATCCAGAAGATTAGCGTTAACTAGAGATCTTGAGGAAGCATTGGAAAAAACAGAAGAATTAAAAGTAGCTCTTAAAGATGCAGAGGCGAGAGAACTTACAATTGCTTTTGAAACACAAGTAAAAGATTTGGAAAAAGCCAATGCTTCATTAATTAAACAAAACGAAATTTCAAAAGAAATTACAGAAGAGGCAAAAATAAGAAAGGAACACGAATTGGCAATAGCAACTATAGAGGCAGAGTTTGAAGGCGATCAAGCCAAAAAATTAAAATTATTACAAGATGAAAATTTAAAGCATAAATTAAATACACTTGAAATTAAAAAACAACAAGATAATGCAAAAAAACTAGCAAAAGTATATGAAGAAATTGGTAGAAGTATTGCTGAAGGTGTTTCTGATGCTTTAGTTGATGCTGTATTACAAACAAAATCATTAGCCCAAGCTGCGAGCGCATTGTTAAATGATATTGCAAGACAATTACTAAGACTTGGTATAAATACAGTTCTTGCTGGGTTTGGTGGACCTTTTGCTAATTTACCTACTTTTGCTAATGGAGGTAAACCTCCTGTTGGCAGACCCTCAATCGTAGGGGAAAAAGGACCAGAATTATTTGTACCAAGTGTTGCTGGTACAATAATTCCAAATCATTCTTTAGGTGGTGCTAGCATTACTAATAATATCGTTGTTAATGTAGATGCATCAGGTTCTAATGTAGAAGGCAATGAACAGCAAAGCAGAGAGCTTGGTCTTGTACTTTCTACTGCAATTCAAGCACAATTAATTCAAGAGAAACGACCCGGAGGTTTACTTGCATAATGGCTACATTTCCATCATTTACACCTACATATGTTGGCTTTAATAAAAAATCAGCACCAGTAAAAAGGCTTGTTCGTTTTGCAGATGGTTATGAACACAGGGTTTTATTTGGATTGGCTAGTCATCAAAACCCAAAAACATTTTCTGTACAATTTAATGAATCCGAAGAAGATGCAGATGTGATCGAGGCATTTTTAGATAGTAGAGCTAATGACCAAGCAAGCTTTACCTTCACACCAACTGGCGAAGGCACATCAAAAACAGGGACTTATAGCCAATCTGGGACCACAGTTACAATTACTGTTACTAAACATGGTATAGCTATTGGAGAAACTGTAACGCTTGACTACACATCTGGTTCCGCAACAGATGGTACTTTTATTGTTGCTTCATCTGCTTCTGTAGATACTTTTACTGTAACTGCTGCAGCAAGTGCTACTAATAGTGGAAATGTAACTGTTACTGTATCTGGTGCAAAGCAATATGTCTGCGAAAATTGGACAAAAACTATTCCATATAACAATAGAGCAATTTTAAGTTGTACATTTCGAGAGGTGTTTGAACCATGAGCAGCAGTGTAATAAGTGATATTCAATCAATAAATCCTTCTTCAATTATTGAATTATTTACTTTAACAACTACTGCTGCCCTGCATGGGTCTGCTTCAACATATAGATTTCATGCTGGTTCAAGTTTAAATTCTAATGGCGAAATTGTTTGGGCTGGCAATTCTTATCAAAGATTTCCTGTACAAGTAGAAGGTTTTGCATATCAAAAAGGTCAACTACCAAGACCAACTCTTACTGTAAGTAATGTTCTTGGAACTATTACATCAATTCTTCTTACTGTAAATGAAACAACAACTGGTAATGATTTAACAGGTGCAACAGTGACAAGAATAAGAACACTTGCTAAATTTATTGATGCTGTAAACTTTGCTGGTGGTGTAAATCCTTATGGCACACCAGACCCTAATGCAGAATTTCCACAAGAGATATATACGATTGATAGAAAGTCACAAGAATCAAGAGAAGTTGTAAGTTTTGAACTTGCTGCACCTATTGATCTTGCTGGTGTTCGTGCGCCAAAAAGACAATGTACAAGAGCAGAGTTTCCTAGTATTGGTCGTATAAAAATATGAGTTGGAAACAAGATGCTTTGGTTCACGCAAAAGAACAAGATCCAAAAGAGTCTTGTGGTTTGTTAATAGAAATAAAAGGGAAAGAAAAGTATTTTCCTTGTAAAAATTTATCAACTTATACTCAACAATGTTTTATTATTGACCCAAGTGATTATGTAAAAGCTGAAGAATCTGGAAATATTTTAGCTGTTGTACATAGCCACCCTGTAACGCCACCTATTGCAAGTCAAGCAGATAAAATAAGTTGCGAAAGTTCAGAATTACCATGGCACATTGTTAATCCAAAAACAGAGCAATGGGGTTACTATGAGCCAAGTGGTTATAAGCCACCACTAATTGGTAGACATTGGGTTTGGGGTATTACTGATTGTTGGTCATTAATAAGAGATTGGTATAAAGAAGAAAAAAATATTATTTTGCGTGATTGGGATAGACCAACAACACCGCAACAGTTTTTAGAAAATCCTTTATTTGAAAGTTGTGCTTGGCGTACTGGTTTTAGAGAATTACGAACTGATGAAAAATTAATAAATGGTGATGTTCTTTTAATGAGTATTTTAA